AGAGGTTAAATCATTTAAAACTTTAAAAGCATCTTCACGAGTAGTTATAATATAATTAATAGTAAATCGCGGCTCTAATCCTCCGTAAGTGTCAGGCACTAAGCAATCACAATACTGAGCAATTTCATATAAAGTCCATTTATCTATTCTATCTTCCTCTATGTACTCTCCCAATCCGTAACGAGGGTTAGTCATTAGGTCATAAAAACACCAAGCAGGATTATCAGTCCATTCCCTAACATATTCTCCTTTTCTAAGGGCTGGAGCTAAGTTATCGTCTGTTCTTTTAAATTCTCCGTCCCAAGCTACCGTTACTCCCGTATTATTTCGTTTCCACGCTATATTACTGGTGCTATATTCTATTTCACATCCTACTCGGTCTTCTATATCAGTATCAGAGCTGTTTCCGTAAGTTTTAGCAATAGGGTTATAGTTATTAGGAACTTTTACCTTAATTAAACGTGTGTCGTAAGCTCTTGCTGGTATACGGCCAAAAGATCTTGCGTCAAATTGAGAATAAACCATCGCTGAGTAAGGGTAGCGCAAAGTTGTGCCGTAGATTTCAACAATAGAGTCTACAAAACTCATATTCTTTAAAAATGAAGTTAAAGATTCAGGAGTTACGCGAACTATTCTGATTCTCCATCCTTCAAATCCCGGCGTTTCTCTATAATTAAATGCCGAAACATCTATAAGAGTTTTTCTTATATATACGTCATCTACCTTACCTAGAACTCTTTCTTTAACAGGGCCAAGCCATTTACCATCTCCAGTAGTATCTCTTGGGGTTACTACATTTGCTCTTGAAGTAGTGGTAGATTGTTCAAACCTAATATCAAACATAGGTTGGTAATAAATATTATATTCAATAGTCCGAGCTTTAGTGTCACCAAAACCAGTAGAAGCTTTTCTACATTTTTTTAATTCTTTTGTTTTGGCGTAAGTCTTTGGGCCAGATTGAATACTTTCAAATAAGGCTTGTACTTTTATGTTAACCTCTATTTTGGATAACTCTTTATTTAGAACTGTATATGTTTTTGAGTATTTGTCTATTGTTACTCCCGCTTTTAAGGTGGCAGGTTTTGTATCTGTAGGAGTTGCCTCTCCTCCTTGGATTTCTGGTCCATATAGTCTTTCTCCTATCTGTCTCGCGACACTCAAGTCTAAGAAATCACTAGAGCTGACTCCAGCGTAAGTAGTCATTTCACTATTCAAGGATGGGATATTTCCGACAGCTGACCCGTTAACTGTTTCAACGTTGATAGCAGGAAAGTTGTAGAAGCCTCCTTCATCAACAAGAGGTACATCATTCCAATAAATAGATTGAAGGAAACCAAGATCATAGTTACCTAACGAGTCGTCTCCGGTAGCTTGATAATTTGCGAAATCTACCCGCTGATAACCAGTTACATTAGCTTCACCTTGATAAGTATAATTGCCACTTACTATCCCTTCAGTTTCGCCTTCGCTTATTAAATCTACTGTCTCTGCGAAGCCACGAGATACAACGTAGTTATCACCGACTTTTACTGCTGATAAATCAGTTACTACTGGACGTGCTTCTTTTTGTTTTTTCTTACTTCCCATTTTTTATCCTTGAGTTCCCCAAGTATCAACTTGTGTTTGTAGCAGTTTTCCTGCGTTAGGTATATTATATAATAAACCGTATTTAGTTTCACCCCATGTATCTTTTGGCGCAATTTCTGCAGAAGCATCAACAACATCGCTAGCAGATTGGACAACATGGCTTCCAACTAAAAGTCTTCCATAACCAACAAAAACTGGACCTCCTTCACGTATGGTGTTTTCTGGCCCATTAAAAAGGTAAGCTTTAGCTCCTCCTCTTTCTATTTCGTTGAAGTCTCCAAACTCTGGCATTGGTGTCAGTAGGTTAGTTATTCCTGCCGCTACCAATCCTATACCACCTAAAACTAAAGCTGTTCCCATAGCGCCGCCAGCACCCATAGCAGTTACCCCCATTAAGCCCCACCCTCCAACAGCAATTAAAGCGACTCCTATTATGATAGTTAAAATAGACATAAAGTCATCAGAACCTTCTATGACTGGAACAATGTCTATTGTTTTTATTTTACTGCTAGACATCGCAAGTTCTGAGCACTTCAAGCCTTCAATAGTGTTAGGGTCTTTACCTTCTTCTATTTCAAAATCTTTCTTATTAATAAGTACTCGGTACTTTATGTTTTTTTTGTCATTTTCTAACAGTGATTTGTAAAGTTTTTTAGAGTTACATTCTACTCCTCTTACGGCTTGGCTTACGTTTTTAGCCGCCAAATTCCATTCGGATTGGCCGAGTTGTTCTGCTAGAACACCGTGGACTTTTATGTTAACTAAATTGCTCATGTCTATATATTTTACAGATAGTTTTAGTGAGAGACCTATTCAAAGGTTCAATACACAAATATTTGTTTCTGGGGTGATGCATAATGTTTCCGTCTCCTAAAAAGACCGCAACATGATTAGGTCCATTACCTTTTATAAATTCAAATACTATTACGTCGTGTTTTTTTAAAGAGCTACAAGGAGGAAGCTCAATTATCGGTAAATCAGGATTATTTTTATTAAGATTAAATAACTGCTGTATTAATTCAGGATTTTTCTTATGCCAGTCATCTCCTAGCTTGTTTTCCCCCGAAAGCTTTATTCCTAAGTTTTTATAGTATTCTTTTATAACGGTATAACAATCTGATTCTCCTATCTTAAATACGCGATCATAAAGAAAAGTTTTACTCTTGTTAGGGTCGAAAAAGCTGAAAGAATCTTTTTTAGAACAGTAAAGTATAAAGGGTAAATTATGGGATTTACTATTCAACATATCATTCGGAGAAAATTTATCATTGTTGGAGTTGTGAGAATGGTACACAGCTTTTACCCTTCCTTCATCAGCAGCCAAAGCATAATCCAAAGGCCTTATAGAAAAATGTTTATCGGCTTTTTCGGATACATTAGTGCATCTAAAAGTTTTTAACTCTTCCTCTTTTTCAAGCACGATACCACAGCATTCTTTAGATTGATCTTCTAAAGCATGATCTTTAATAGATTCTTTTATGGAGTCTTTTAAAATCATTGTTGTCTGGACATTTTGTTAGCTGCAGGAAAACCTCCATAAGGAAGCTCTCCTTTTTGTATAGGACAACCAGCTCCGGGTTCAACTTTACCTACTGTTCCTGCTCCCCATCTCATCCTGCAACCTGTAAGAGATTTAGAGCATTCGTCAGCTATCCAAAATTCAGAGTTAGGTGGGACCTTTCCTAAGTTGGGAATGGCTGAAGCGCCTTCTCCAATAGGGCCTGTAGACACAAAGTAATATTTTATATTTTCTTTTAGTATGTAGCAATAATCACCCTTTTCATATGTAGTTGATTTATCCCATAAACCTAAGTCGTCTTTTACAGCAAGAGCTGGCCCAGTTCCTCCCAATAAAGTCGATATTCTTTCATCTTTATCGTTCGCCACGGGCACCGCTTGCTTTGGTAACCCAGTAGCTTCTGAAGGTGGTAGAGTAAGGTTAGATGGCACGCCGGGTAAGCTGGCTAATTCAGCTTTTTCTAATAATGGAACTACAGTTTTTTCTTCTGCAGTTCCCGCATTAAGCACATCGCTTTTGCCGTCTTGGTACCAGCACCCTAATCCTCGGTACTGCCAAACACATTTATCGGCTACAATCATTCTCTTTGGTAACTTAGTACCTTCTAAATCTAAAACTGATGAAAGTTCGTAACTAAGTATTGATTTATTTTCTGTATCTTTTCTTTCTACAAAATATACATCTTTAGGGAGTTCAGCATAAGGGTCAGGCTCGTACCCTTGGGGAATAGGAATATTACCTATGTTTTTAAATGTTGATCCTGCGGCTGCGCCTACAAAGTTCCTACGATCTAAATACTTTGCGAATGTCCTTCTACGAGTAACTTTCGCCCCAATAATATCTCCAAATTTTCTTATTTCATTTCTTAAGAGGGCTAATTGGTCTATCCCTGTCTTTGATTGGCTGGCCAAACTCAAAGTTGGGCGAGGTAGGGTACCTTTAGTAGTAGCTTCAAAACCTTCGGCGATTATGGGAGCCGGATAATATTCATATCCTTGCCAAATAATAAAAGAGTTAAATACCTTTATGTTATTGTGAAATCTTAGAATTCCATCATTG